CAAGTATTGCAAGAACATTTAAGGGCCAACGAAACACCAATCGATATGGAAAGGCTCTATCAAGATGATCCGGCTGAATTTGTAAAAGTGAAAGCCGAACAAGATAGAAAAAAAGAGTTGCTATTAGCAGCTCAACAAGAGCAAGAACGCATTCAATCTGAAAAACAGAAAGAAAGTGAAAAAATTTACTCTCAATATTTAGATGGCGAGAGAAAAAAACTTGCTGAAGCCTTGCCTATTTATGGTGACAAAGAGAAAGGCCCTGAGTTTGTAAAAGAACTGACTAATTATGCTAAATCTATTGGTTATACCGATAGTGAAATTGCTATGTTAGTAGATCACCGAGCAGTTATCATGTTAGCTAACTCTATGCGTTATGACAAATTAAGAAAAGCTAATCTTAAAAATAAAAAAGTAACTAAAGCTCCGAGAGTCCTCAGTTCTACAAATTCTAATGTTCAAGAAGATAGTGATAATGTTCGTCGATTGAACTCGTCTAAAGCAACTCTTAGAAAGACTGGTAAAGTGCAAGACGCAGTATCAGTTTTAAAAGAGATGTATTCTCGTTAATAACATCAAAGAAAGGAATAAGTAATGGCACAACCAACCAATACTTTTGATACCTATGATGGTGCTAATGCAATTAGAGAAGATTTAGCTGATGTGATTTACAACATTTCACCAACTGAAACTCCTTTTTTGTCAAATGCATCAAAAGGTACTGCAACAAATACACTACACGAATGGCAAACTGATTCACTAGCTGCGGTAGCAGTAAATGCTCAAGTTGAGGGTGATGACTATAACGGCGATTCTCGTAGTGCAACAACTAGACTAACTAACTACACTCAAATTTCTGCAAAAGCTGTAACAATTTCAGGAACAGACGATGCTGTAAATAATGCTGGTATGGGTACTCAGATGGCTTATCAATTAGCTAAGATGGGTAAAGAGATCAAGCGAGATATGGAAAATGCTATTGTTGGTGTTGAACAAGCTAAAGTAGCTGGTAACGCATCAACTGCTAGAAAATCTGCATCAGTCGGAACTTGGTATGGCTCAGCTTCTAATGCTGCTACTAATGGTTCGCCCTCTGCAACACCAGCCGGTACAGGAGTAACTGCAATCGCTGGTGGTACAAACAGAACCTACACAGAGGCTTTATTAAAAGCTGGTCTTTTAAAGGCTTTTGAAAATGGCGGTGAGCCGGATACAGTCTTAATGACTGCTTCTCATAAGCAATTAGCTTCTGCTTTTGCTGGGGTAGCGACAAAGTATAAAGATGCTTCGGACAAAGTTTCCATTGGGACAACAGATATTTATGTATCTGATTTTGGCGAAGTGGCTTTTGTACCTGATCGTTTCCAAAACGCAAACAGAGTAGATATCCTACAAATGGATATGTGGTCAGTAGATTTCCTAAGAGCTTTCCAAACAACTGATTTGGCAAAGACAGGCGACTCTGACAAAAAACTACTCTTAGCAGAATGGACTCTAGTCGCAAAAGCACCTGATGCTAACTATGGTATATTTAATTTAACTGCATAATTTTTGTAGTTAGAAACTGGGGGTGTTTATATGCACCCCCTTTATCTATTTTAGAGAGGATAAAATGGCAATATTCAGCAATAAAAAACATTCATCAAAACTATTTAAGGTAGTTGATAGTTCAAAAAAATCAGATCCTATGGTTTCCAAAGGCACAGGAAAAAAACAATCTATGAAAACATCTATGGGTGATCGCAAATATGATCCCATGTTAAAAATTTCAGGTAATCAAGGACTATCAATTAAAGACACTGTTGATTTAATGATTGCAAAAGCAATAAAATAAATGGCTAAAATATTTTCCCTTAATGATCCTGGTGATCAATCATCAGTTAAGACTAATTTAATTGTAGATGAAGCGGAAAATAAAATTCATATTGAAAATTATCAAGACCAGGCAAGTATCAAAGAAATATTAGATGCTAATCAACTTGCAAGAAATGAAGGGGCTTACAAATCTAATTTATTAAAAAATGAAAAAGGTTATCGTGTAGCTCGTTTACCTAACATCATAGTTCATCAACTTGCAAAAAAAGGAATAATTACAACCTCAGGTAAGGTCTTAGATAAACAAGCATTTTTTAGATGGCTAAACGATCCTGATAACAGACATTTTAGAATATACACAGGAAATTTATAATGGCACTAGATACATACTCTAATCTCAAAACTACAATCGCAAACTATTTAAATAGAAGCGACTTAACTGCGTACCTGGCAGATTTTATAACTTTAACAGAAGCCAGGCTCAATAGAGAGTTAAGAGTAAGAGAAATGGTAAATACTGACACCTCTATAACTACTGTTGCTGGAACACAAAGCTATTCATTACCTACCGGTTATCTAGAAGCAACCACAGTTTTATTTCAAAGCAATCCTTACAGGACTTTAAGATTTTTAAGTAATACAGATTTTTACAATAAATATAACACAAGTTTAACTAGCGGTAAGCCAACCTATTTTACTATCGTTGGAACTAATATTTTACTAGGTCATGCACCTGACACCGCTACTACATTACAGATTAATTATTATAAAAGCCTAACCTCTTTATCAGATAGTAATACAACCAATGATATTTTAACTAACTACCCTGAATTGTATTTATATGGTTCTTTAGCTGAGTCAGCCCCTTTTATTATGCAAGACGATAGAATAAATACTTGGGCAGCCCTATATAAAGAGGCTTTAAAAAATGCTAACGAAACATCTTCTAGAGGTTCGACAACATCTTCGCCTTTACAGATGTCCGCATCACAGGTGGCCTAGATGATTGAGTTTGGTGACTTACAAGCCGACTTACCTACTTTTCAAAACAATGGTGCTTTAAAAGTAGATAATGTTATTCCTTTAAAAAAAGGTTATAGGGCCTTACCAGGTTTCCAGGCATTAAGCGGCACAGGATTGACTAGTAGTGCTGTGGGTTTATTTACAAGTTTTTCGGCTGGTGGATCAACTAACTATGCTGGTGACTCAACTAAGTTATATCAAATGGACTCCTCTTTGGTGTTCCAGGATATAAGTAAAGTTGGTGGGTATTCCAACTCCACTACTGAGAACGCAAGAGACTTTTGGGCCTTTACACAATTTGGTTCTAATATTATTGGAACTAATTATGCAGATAATATTCAAAAGTTTGAAGAGGGTGTTGACAGTGCGTTTAGTGATTTAGTTTCATTAAAAGCAAAATATATAGCAGTTGTAAGAGATTTTGTTGTTGTTGGTTATACCGATGAAAGCGGAACAACTTATAATCAGAGAGTAAAGTGGTCAGGTATTAATGACAGTTCAACCTGGACACCTAGCCAAACTACCCAATCCGGTTATCAAGACATTGTTGGTTCTCATGGAAACATTCAACAAATAGTTGGCGGTGAGTCATCAGGGATCGTCTTTATGGAAAAGGCAATCTATCGTATGTCTTATGTTGGTGTGCCTTTAATTTTTCAGTTTGATAAGATAGCTGACTCCATTGGTGCTTTTGCTCCTAAATCAGTTGCCTCTTTTGGTAATATGATTTTCTTCTTGGCACAAGATGGTTTTTATAAACTAACAGGCGGACAGCAATTAACACCGATTGGAAATGGTAGAGTTGATAATTTCTTTTTTGATGATTTATCATCTAACCTGGATGGCATCACTAGTGCTATCGATCCTAACAACTCGATTGTTGTTTGGTCATATCGAGGTTCAGGGGCAACAGGAACAACAAATAATAAATTATTAATTTATAACTATGCAGTTGATAAATGGAGTACAGGCAGCGGCCAAGACCTAGAGTTTATGGCTAGTGCTTCACAAGAGGCATTCACTACATTAGAGAGCCTGGATGTTTTAGGTGACTTAGATAACTTACCTAAATCCTTAGACTCATACTATTATGGTGAGGGTATTATTGGTCTAGCTGGTTTTAATAGCGATCATAAATTTGGCAAATTTATCTCTAATAGTTTATCTGCCACAGTAGATACAACTGAGTTTGAAGGTGCTGCAAATAAAAGATCAACTTTAATTAATTGTAGGCCCATTGTAGACGGAACAACCAATACTACAGTAACTGTGACTCCTATTACCAGGAACTCGCAATTAGATAGTATTACAGTAGGTGATGCGGTTAGTACCAATGACTCAGGGACTTGTCCTTTACGATCAACCTCTAGGTATCATCGTATTAGAGTTAATGTAGATGGAAATTTTAATACCCTTAGTGGTGTAGATATAGAAGCGAGACCTGAAGGTGGCCGATAATCAATTTCCAACAGTTCCTTTATCTATACCGGATACAGGACAACATCTTAGATTAGTTTCAACATCATTGAATAATACGATCAATGGTAAATTGAATAGTACCGGCAGCATTACTTTAACTGCTAGTGCAACATCAACAACTTTAACAGATGCTCGTATAGGCGGTAATTCAGTTATTTTATTTACACCTACTACCGCTAATGCCGCAACTGCTTTAGCTAATTTATATGTATCTGCAAGAACCGAAGGAAGTGCAACACTAACTCATGCAAGTTCAGCAAACACCGATCAATCATTTTCATACTGCATCATTGGTTAATGAAGTAGGAAGAGTTCCGATTGAGCATATAGAGCTTTTATGGGATCAAACATCACCCTTACTAAAGAAAGCCCTTGATGAAACATATTCTATCCAGGATATAAAATCAGGATTAATAAATGATCGAATGCAGCTATTTATATGTTGGAATAATGAAAAAGTTGAAAGTGCTGTTGTTACAGAAATAGCACAATATCCTCAATCTAAAGTATTAAGATATTTTTTAGCTGGAGGTTCTAACCTAGATAACTGGTTAGAGAGAATACAAGAAGCAATAGAAAAGTTTGCAAAAAAAGAAAATTGTACTCATTTAGAAGTCGCTGGGCGAAAAGGATGGGTAAGAAAATTGAAAGGA